GGAGAAAGCAAAGTTGTCTGTGTCCCCGTCATCATCAGGACCACGAAGTGCTCCTGCCACAAATGGTGTAACTGATACGGGGGGGATAGGAGCAACACTAAGTACAACGCGTGGCACGTATAGTGCTACACGGTACTTGAGCAAGATCTGATAACTAGCGCCAGCAGCCCCTACATCACCAGTTAGTGCAACCACTAACCGACCGATATAGAACCGTCGCACATCTTGTCCAAGTGTTGTATACATTTCCGGAAGTTTTGACAATGTCACACTTTGCCCGGTCGTGCTTTGGACCCAGTTCTGTCGAACTGATGTACCTCGCAGGGCCGTCAAAAACGGTATAACATTGCTAGGGTCTGTGGGTATGTCAATCTCTGGGTCCTCAAGGAACCCAGCATTATACCCAGCAGTCACAAGACTGCCGTTCAACGCAACAATATTCAATACAGTATGATCCCAATCTATCCTCTGCCACAACTCTGACAAACGTGAAAGTCGTGCACAGGATGTTGGTCCGATCTGCTGATTGTATACCAATTGACCGCTTGTTGATCCAGCGGTTACGTTGATAACTCCCAACACCTCCTCACCATGTGCCACATAATGTTGTGACACCTTAGGCATGGTGGCATTGTTGTTCACACCTACTGGTAACAGTGGTGTCTGTGGTCCTCGGTTTGGACCGTTCCCTCTACGTGGGACTCGACTTTGACGGACTTGCCTCTTACTATTATTGTTCTTAGTCATTATAGTATTAGGCACGCACAAATGGCTCTTCGTCAAACTCTACGCAGGTAATATCGGGATCAACCAGGGTCAGGTTTTCCAGATGGTACTGCTCGGGTATTGAGATACCCCACGCACTCTCGTACGACAATCGCGTTGCAAGTGTAGGGATGCTAATCCTAGCCGCGAATGGTCGCACATACATTTGATTGGCACGATGGTGTAAATTGGTGGCAATGTATCGACCACCAATTTTGGATAACGTTGAACCCACAAACTGTTCAACAGGAAGTCCCATACCCAGGGACATCATGCACCTTCCAACAGATGTCAGGTAGTTGGCTTTATGCCGTGGGTGTTTATAACCAACACACCATTGCAAACGGGCCAACATCCTTGTTGGATTGCGCACCATCGTGTATGACACACCATCAAACACTGGTCGTGTTTGGCAAAACTCTATGTGCTCAATGGTTGAAGTGACAGCTTCGATCTTTGTGACCATTCCAAATTGTGTATACCACTCGGGTTTAACCAAGTGCGCGTGACAGCGCTCCACAAAGACGATGAAATCATCACCGTCGATGTAGATGCAGTATTGTATGCCCAATTCTTCCATCATAGCTAATGTCATCATAAAGTTGATCAACGAATTACCACACCCCGTATTCTGATCCCCCGACATGCGTGTACCAGGGGTAAAGAATTTGGTACCATTCTTGGTCCAACCCTTATTGTTGAGTTGCATATACAAGAGGTAAGCGAGGAGGTGGCTTCGATTGCACTGTCGATAAAACCAATGTTCTAGTTTAAGTAACTGAATATTGGCATGTGCATCAAACTTGCTATGATCCATAGATATAGCCACGGGGTCACGAAACACACCCATCTTTGCTTCAATATCACGACCCCGTTGGATCATGTTACGTCCTTTAGCAAATATAGGTGTATCCGAACAGTCCAACCATGTGCACATTTTGTGCTCCATGGGTGTCATGAAACTAGCCAATGGTAGACCATACCGTTTATTACGGTATTGTATACATCGAGGGGCCTTGTACTCAGGTACGTGGCTCTTGTCATCCTTCAAGAACATCCGTACATGCCCATCTTTGTCTTCAACTGGGTGATATGCCAGTGATTCTTTGGCTTGTTCCAATAACACGCGTTTCCTTGCCGAAGCTCGGCCGATAACCTGATCGTAGGATATAGGAGACACGTGTGATACATAGCGGCGTAACAGTTTCTTCAAGTTGAGTTGGGAGGTATATTTACTTCCGTCATCAACTTGATGTCGCTGTTCCAACGCTATGCGTTCATTGCAGGTGCATGACTTATGTGTCCATACACAACTATCCAGGGACCGATCATTGAACCTGAACAAATTGGTTGTCATGCGTGTGCAGTGGCAGTCACATTCTGCGACGTTCTTGGTGGCTCGTGGTAAGGGCGTAGCATTTCCTTTCAACCCTTTCACACAAACACCAGGTAGAATGTGACTGTACTAGGTGGTTTTGGTGCCTGCGGGCAACACCTTAGCCCGCCGTATCCCGAAGAAACCGCTACGAACGTTTCCAGCAACCCCGTCATTGACAAACTTGTTATGTTTGCCAATCTCTTCCAAGATCACATCGTTCTTCATCATGGCCCGAACTGTTTGTTCAGCGTCGGGAATGGCCATGGCATGTGCCACGGTCCCTATGATGAGGCGGTATCGCTCTTCAGCTGTCAAAGCAGCCTGGTCATATTTGGCCAAGTACTTGGACAGTTTTTGTTGCATGGCCCGCATGGTGTCTGGTTTACGCTCCAAGAAAGCAAATTCGGACAATAAGTAATAATAACAATCATCATCTATTGTCTTCACCAGAGCCACGCGGTCTCGCAAAGCCTGTTTACGTAATTTCTGTATAGGTTTAACGTTAACAGTTTTGCCAGCTGAGAGTGCAAACACAGGTTTGTCAATCTCTTTCACTGGCCCCGCAGCCAGTGTTGCTGCATAGGAAGCCCCACCAAGCGCTGGGAGCTCCCGTGCCATCTTGCAAATGGCAACCGGGGACACGTCAGTCCCCGATCCAGTTTCATCCCCCTCTGGTACCACGGGTAAGGAGGGTGTGGCTGGTTTCTCAACCTTGGGAGTATCACTCTCCGACGGTTGAGTTTTCCGGGGTGCATCACTTGTGGATGATGGTCCCGAAGTCTGGGTAGGTCGTCCCGTCACAAGCGAAACAGTAGATAACTTTCGCTTCGGTGTCCCAGTTGGAGGGATGTTTGACGATGACGAGCTGTCCCCAGCGCGTGCACCTGTAGTCACAGTGCCCACAACGGACACGGTTCTTCCAGGTTTCTTGACGCCGGCGTTCCTTATTAAAGGCTGAGAGCACGCTCGGCGGATGGTGCACGGACGCACACCAGACGGAGTAGTAGGTTTCCCCGCGACCCCAGGCTTGGTGGTGGCGTCTAACTTGGCGGTCAAAGTTTTCACTTGCAGATTTAACACTGCAACTTGTTCCATCAACTTGGCCACAAGATTGTTTTGGAACTTCTTTGACTGCGCCTGTTGCCAGCCGGGCTTTCCCCCAGGTTGCTGATCCTGGCCCCGTTTGGCTTTTGGGTTTTCCACCCGGCTCTTAGTGTTACGGGCAGAGCGTGACCCAGTTTGGCATTTAGCATCCCCCGGTTTGACCCCCGGGTTTCGTGGCAATGCAGAACCACTTGATTGGGTTGGTGTAGCACCCGACTTCTTAGTCGACGTCATAGAC